CTAATCCTAAATTAAAAATTATGGGTATAGAGGCAATTAAATCTTCAACTCCACAAGTGTGCCGTGGTAAAATTAAAGAGGCAATTAAAATTATAATGAGTAAATCTGAAAGTGATTTACATAGTTTTATTGCAGATTTTAAAAAAGAGTTTATGAAAATGTCTGCTGAGCAGATATCATTTCCAAGGTCTTGTAATAATATGAGAAAATATGGCAGTAGTAAAGATGTGTTTATCAAAGGTACACCAATACACGTTAAAGGTGCGTTGATTTATAATCACCAAATAAAAGAATTTCAATTACAAAATAAGTATCCTTATATACAAGAAGGAGATAAGATTAAATTTATTAAATTGTTACAGGCAAATCCATTTAAGTTTGATGTGATTAGTTATGTAACACAATTACCAAAAGAATTTAATCTACAGAAATATATTGATTATGAAATACAATTTGAGAAAACTTTCCTAGACCCTATGAGATTTATATTAAACTCAATAGGTTGGGAACACGAAAAGAGAGCAAATCTGGAGGCATTTTTCGGATGAACAACTTTATAATGTTTTTTGCTGTATTGTTTGGAGGTTTTTTAGCACAGAATACTAACATTAAGATTTGGCATTTTATTTTATTCTTATTAATAATTAGATTTTTAGGTAAGGTATATGGATATTGATAAGACATATAATATAATTTATGCAGACCCACCTTGGCATTTCCAGAACTGGAATAATGCTAAGGCACAAACAAATCCTATTCATCATTATAAAACAATGACAATGAAAGAGATTGAAGAATTACCAATTGGAGATATTGCAAAAAAAGATTGTGCATTGTTTATGTGGTGTACAGATCCATTATTACATAAACAGATTCCTATAGTAGAGAAGTGGGGATTTACGTACAAGACGGTTGCCTTTCACTGGGTGAAGATGAACAAGAAGAGAATTAAAAATTATTTTTTTAAAGGACCTGGGTTATGGACTAGAGCAAATCCAGAGATATGTATTTTAGCAACTAGAGGACACCCAAAAAGAATAAGTGGTAACGTAGATAGATTAGTAGTGAGTGAACGTAGAGAGCATAGTAGAAAACCAGATAGAATTAGAAATGATATAGTTAATCTATGTGGTGATTTACCTAGAATAGAATTATTTGCCAGACATAAAATTGATGGTTGGGATGCTTGGGGGAATGAAGTATAATGGATAAGAAAACAATTTTTACAATAGATATATATGAGAAATATAATTTTCTAAATGATACGGAAATAGATAAAATAATTAATAGTATAATCAAAAACGATTTAATTGAGTATGATTACTTTAAAGGTAATGCTAAAACAACATACGCTTCTATGGGGGGCAACGCTTATATTTTAGACTATCATAAAGATATAGAAGATAAAATTATGAACGAAGTTTATATAAAGAATCAAAGAATGCAAGACTCTTGGTGTAATGTACAAGGTGAAGATAGTACACTAAAATATCATAGTCATCCTAAATCAATTATCTCTGGTGTTATATTTTTAAAAGCAGATGAAAATAGTAGCAAGTTAGTCTTTAAAAATCCTGCTTCTCTAACAGGAGACACTTATCAAATAACACCTACAAAAGGACTAATGGTAATGTGGCCGAGTTATTTAATGCACGGTTCAGGAGATAGTGTTAATAAAAGTGCAGAAAGGATTGTATTAAGTTTTAATACATTTTTTAAATAATGGATTTATATACAATAGATTTAAAAAAGTTTGCTAACGAAGATGGTTTACCTATTATGGATACAATTCAGTTTGATAGATGGACTGAAAAATTAGGTAAGGAAAGATTTAGAGAAGTACTAGCAGAATACATTGCTACTTACAGACCAAAGTTTCCTTTAAGACAAATATCTTATGATGATATGCGTAATAATATAATTGCATTATCAAAGTTTAATACTTCATCTATATGTACACCTAAAGAACAAATACAAAAAGATGTATTTGAAAAATATAATGATTACAAATATAATTTTAAAGAATATGGTTTGGGTATTATAAATGGTCCAAATACATTTAATACATCTTCAAATTATTTTCATCAAGAGTTAAGATTAAATTGTTCAAGTTATGGTTTTAGAGCACCGATAGAAGTTTGGCAAAATGGTAACGCAAGAGATATATGGAAATGTTTAGGACCTATATGGAGAGGTATTAATATGAAGAGAGTTTTAGATAAAGATTCTTATATGAGTGCCTTTAGATTGGGTACATATATTGCAACACAATTTAAACCAGTTGTTGCAAAAACAATATACGATATAACCAATGCAGAAACAGTATTAGATACGAGTTGTGGTTGGGGAGATAGACTTGCTGGGTTTTTTGCTAGTAAGGCAACACATTATTATGGTTGTGATCCTAATCCAAATACGTATAAGAATTATCAAAAACAAATAGAAGAGTATAGTAAATTCTTTCCAAATAAAACTGTTAAGATATGGAGATGTGGTGCAGAAGATTTACCTTATAATGAATTACCAGATATAGATTGTGCATTTACAAGTCCACCATATTTTTCTACTGAACAATATAACAAAGGTGGAGAGTATGAAGAAGACCAATCCTGGAGTAAATTTAATGAGTATGAAAAATGGAGAGATAGTTTTTTTCTTCCAGTTGCAGAAAAGACTTTAAGTAAATCAAAATATATGTTTGTTAATATTATGGATCCAAAAATTAAGAATAAAAGATATAGGTCAAGTGATGAACTAGTTGATACTTTTAAAGATAAGTTTTTAGGTCAAGTTGGTATGAGAATTATGCAACGTCCTCAAGGTACTAAAAAATTTAAAACTAAAGAAGAGTTAAATATTTTTATGGCAATGACTTATATTGAAAATATTTGGTGCTTTGGAGAAAAAATTGACTTGTTTAAGACTAGTAGATTAGGAACGTTAGAAGACTTTATAGAATAAATATATGTATGGGAGATTATATAATTAAAATAATAGTAAGTAGTTTAACTGTACTAGCAATATTCTTTTTTATTACTTGGATGTTAGAGTATGTTATTTAATTTTTTTATGGGTCTAGTAGTTGTTTTAATTATAATGTTAATTATAGTATGGCTTGGGTATTAATGATAGAGAATTGTGAAAATAACGATATATAGACAATCAAATGAGTATATTAGTCATAATTTTTTACCAAAGGAACTTGACTTGGTAAAGGAATTATGTTATATTAATAGTATAAAATTTTATGTATTATCATATACGGAAAAGGAGATGAGTGAGTATGAAAGATTTTTTAAAAGAAATTATTAAAGAAACAGGAAATGAATATGCTAGTTTAGCAAGTGAAGGTATCACAGCAGGTGATGTTACTTCATATATAGATACAGGTTCCTATTCTTTTAATGCTCTTCTTTCAGGTTCAATTTATGGTGGGTTACCAGGCAATCGTATTACTGCAATTGCAGGAGAAGCTGCAACAGGTAAAACATTTTTCGCATTAGGAATAATCAAACACTTTTTAGATAAAGATAAAAATTCAGGAGTTATACTCTTTGAATCAGAAAATGCAGTATCAAAAGATATGATAGAGGCAAGAGGTGTTGATAGTACAAGAGTAGTAGTAGTACCAGTATCAACTGTACAAGAATTTAGAAGTCAAGTACTAAAAATACTTGACAAATATTTAGAACAAGAAGAAGATAAAAGACAACCTTTAATGTTTGTGTTAGATAGTTTAGGAATGTTATCTACTACAAAAGAAATGCAAGACACAGCAGAAGGTAAAGAAACAAGAGATATGACAAGGGCACAAATTGTCAAATCTACATTTAGAGTTTTAACACTTAAACTAGGACAAGCAAATATTCCTTTGTTAATGACCAACCATACTTATGATGTGATTGGTTCTATGTTCCCACAAAAAGAAATGGGTGGCGGTTCAGGATTGAAATACGCTGCTTCATCAATTATCTATTTAAGTAAACGAAAAGAGAAATTAGGCACCGAGGTTATCGGAAATATTATTCATTGTAAAATATATAAATCAAGAATTACTAAAGAAAATGCTAAAGTGGATGTTAAGTTAACTTATAAACACGGTTTGGATAAGCATTATGGACTATTAGAACTAGGAGAAGAGGCAGGTATCTTTAAGAAGGTATCAACTAGATTTGAAATGCCAGATGGTTCTAAAGTATTTGGTAAACAAATTAATGATAATCCAGATAAGTATTTTACAAAAGAAATATTAAAGAAAATAGATGAATACGCAAACAAAAAATTCACATACGGATCAGACGAAGAGTAAAAGATACACCTTTGCTCAAAAAGAAGGTGAAGATTTTTCGTGTATAAAACTTACTGAAGGTAAGTATAGAGGAGTAATTTATCACTATGGTAAAGTAGGATTTGGAAAGGATGAAAATCCTGATGGTACCTTACCTATGAAGTTTGATTTTACTGTTAAATTAAATCCTACAGACGAGAAATTGGATGTTGATAATAAAGAATTTGTAGATTATATTGGTGACCTATTGATAGAATTATTAGATGAGAAAATAAAAAGTGGAAAATAAAAATTATATTAATGTTTATGATGATGTATTAAATGCTGGTCAATGCCAGCATTTAGTTGAAAAGTTTGAAGATTCAAAACAACAATGGATTAAAACAGAATTAAAAGGTCATAGGTCTTTTACAGAAATTAATATAAATTTAAATACAGATTGGAAAGAATATGTGGATATATTATATAAAGCAATGAGACCATATGTTGACAAGTATTGTGAAGATAATAAGATAGATAAGATACACCAATGGCCAGAAAAATTTGGATTTGAACAAATCCGTTTTAAGAAATATGAAGTTAATAATGCAGATGAATTTAAAGAACACGTTGATGTTATGGACTATGCAAGTGCAAAAAGATTTCTTGTATTCTTTTTATATTTAAAAGATAATAAGGGAGGTCATACTTCTTTTCCTGAATATGATTTGAAAGTTGAACCAAAGGCAGGTAGATTATTAATGTTTCCACCTTTGTGGACTTATAAACATATAGGACATAAACCAATAGAAGAACCAAAATATATAATAGGAAGTTATTTACATTACGTATGAACGAAAGAATAGAAACTACAATTTTAAATAATCTCTTTTTTCAAGAAGATTATACTAGAAAAGTATTACCATTTTTAAAAGAAGATTATTTTCCATTAAGAACTGAAAAGATTTTATTTTCAGAAATAAATAAGTTTGTTCAAAAATATAATAATCTTCCAACAAAAGAAGCAATCATCATTGAATTATCTCAAAGAAAAGATGTTAATGAAGATGAACATAATACATTAAAAGAAATTATTAATTCTATATCTAAATTAAATTCTGATCCACAATGGTTGTTAGATACAACTGAAAAGTTTTGTAAAGATAGAGCAGTACATAATGCTATATTAAGTGGTATTAAAATTTTAGATAAGAAAGATAGTAAGAGAACGCCAGAATCCATACCTGGTATATTAGCAGACGCATTAGCAGTATCATTTGACCAACATATAGGGCACGATTATATAGGTGACCACGAAGAGAGATTTAAATGGTATCATACAAAAGAAACAAAATATCAATTTGATTTAGATTATATGAATAGAATTACCAAAGGTGGTGTTCCTAGTAAGACTTTGAACATTGCATTNGCAGGAACAGGTGTNGGTAAATCTTTGTTTATGTGTCATTGTGCNAGTGCATATTTAACACAAGGTTTAAATGTTTTATACATAACTTTAGAAATGGCGGAGGAAAGAATTGCAGAAAGAATAGACGCAAATCTTTTAGATGTAACCATAGATGATTTACATACAATGCCAAAAGATTTATATGAAAATAAAATTGAAAAATTACGAAAGAAAACTGGTGGGACATTGATTATTAAAGAATATCCAACTGCTTCTGCTCATTCAGGACATTTTAGGGCATTGTTTAATGAACTTGCATTAAAGAAAAGTTTTAAACCAGATGTATTATTCATAGATTATTTAAATATATGTGCGTCAAGTAGATTTAAAGGTGGTAATGTAGGTTCTTATTTTTATATTAAGGCCATTGCTGAAGAGTTAAGAGGACTTGCAGTAGAATTTAATGTACCTTTATTTTCAGCAACACAAACAACTAGAACTGGATTTGTTAGTACAGATATAGGATTAGAAGATACAGCAGAAAGTTTTGGATTACCTGCAACAGCAGACTTTATGTTTGCTTTAATTTCTAATGATGATTTGGAAGCATTAGGTCAAATGAAAATCAAACAATTAAAGAATAGATATAATGACCTAGCAGTCAATCGGTCATTTATTATAGGTGTTGATAGGTCAAAAATGAGATTGTATGATGTAGGACAACAAGCACAAAACATTGTTGATTCTAATCAAAAGGAAACAAAAGAAGAGAAAACTGCTTACGATAAGTTTTCTGATTTTAAAGTGTGAAAGGAAGAATAATATGAAAGGAAATAAGAATGAAGAAAGTTAAATTAGCAATTGTAGGAGTAGGTAATTGTGCCAGCTCACTAGTACAAGGGATTGAATATTATAAACGTCATCATAATGAAGAGGTTGATGGTATTATGCAGACGCAAATTAATGGATGGAGACCACAAGATATAAAAGTTGTGGCAGCTTTTGATATTGATAGAAGAAAAGTAGGGTTACCAATTGAAGAAGCAATTTTTGGAAAACCTAATTGTACAAAAGTTTTTCAAGAATTTGCTGAAACTAATGGAGTTAGGGTAAAAATGGGTCCAGTATTAGATGGAGTAGCTGGTCATATGAAAGACTATCCTAGCTTTCAATCGTTTAGAGTTTCAGATGAAAAACCAGTAGATGTTGTTGAAGAATTGAAAAGAACTAAAGCAGAAGCTTTAGTTTGTTATCTACCTGTAGGTTCTCAAAAAGCGGTTGAGTTTTATGCTGAAGCTTGTTTGAAGGCTAAGGTGGCAATGGTTAACTGTATGCCAGTTTTTATTGCCTCGGATAAAAAATGGGCAAATAAATTTAGGCAAGCAGGAGTACCAATAATTGGGGACGATATAAAAAGTCAAGTTGGTGCAACCATTGTTCATAGAGTTATAAGCCGATTGTTTAACGATAGAGGTTGTAAGATATTAAGAACTTATCAGTTAAACACTGGTGGAAATACTGACTTTTTAAATATGCTAGAAAAGTCAAGACTGAAATCTAAAAAGATTTCAAAAACAAATTCTGTACAATCACAATTGGATGTTCCTTTAGAGGATAAAAATATACATATTGGTCCATCGGATTATGTTCCTTGGCAAAAAGATAACAAGGTTGCCTTTATACGAGTAGAAGGTGAAGGATTTGGTGGTTCACCAATAGAACTTGAAATGAGATTGTCGGTACAAGATTCACCAAACAGCGCAGGTGTAGTTATTGACGCTGTTAGGTGTGTGGCACTCGCTAGAGAACGAGGAATAGGAGGTCCTATCAATAGTGCTTCATCATACTATATGAAAACTCCTCCAAAGCAATATCGTGATAGTATGGCACGTGAGTTAACAAGTGATTTTATTGCTGGTAATAAAGGCGTAGATTTGTAATACATATTATAATGAGGTCAGGCGTTAAAGGAAAGCAATGGGACGGTTTTTGGAGACCAGTAAATAAAAAATACAAAGATGGTTGGAATCATATCTTTGGTAAAAAGAAAAAGAAAAATGAAAGAAAGAAAAATGAGAAAACAAAAGGTTAGGTTTAGTAGAGGTGATAAAAGACCTGCTATCTACAAGTATAAACTTTCTTATGAGAAGAAGTTAGTTAAGAAAGATAGAAAAATACTTTGGCACGTCATTGAGAAACCAACCAATCAGATAGTTTCAGAATTCTTTTTTGAAGAAGACGCAGATAAATTAGCAAAGTTTCAAAATAAAAACAAAGTTTGGCAAGAGAACGGAGGCATTGTCAAACACTTATGCTTTCGGCCCAAATAGCTCAATGGTAGAGCAATCGCTTTGTAAGCGATAGGTTGTAGGTTCAAGTCCTTCTTTGGGCACCACTTATAAATAGTGGTATGGCAGAATTAGCATTAAAACATATATCCACATCTATCTATTACTCATCTAAAACAGCACCTAATAAAGAGTATATTAGGACTACTGAATTATTTTTTGATAAAGTCTTTGGAGACCATAAAAAATATAATCACGATTTTGCAACTATAAATGGTGTGTTTTCTGTTGATAAAATTGATGTCAGATATAAAGATGGTAAATCTAAAGTGTTTACACAACCAGCAGAAAAAAATAATTATCTAAAAAAGGCTGAAGATATAAAGGAAGTTTTTTTAATAGGTTCATATAAAGGTAGTAGAACAAAAAAAACAATTAGACATACCCAAGTCACTAAAACTATTGAGTTTGGTGGTAAACCAATAGGTAGTAAGAAAGAAAATAAAGGAAATATATTTGAAAGAGAATTTACTAATAGGATGAAAGAGTGTATTAATGGGGAACCGTGTTCTGGTAAATATCACAAACCTGCAGGTTGGTTAATTGGACAATTAGAACAAGATGGTAAAAAACCTATTATAGATATTAAACAATTAGGTGGACAAAATACTCCTAGACCATTTGAAGTTGATGGTAAACAACCATATGTTGCTCCTAGAAAACATCAAGCACACGGAGCAATAATGACAGACATTGATGTTTTTTATAAAAGTAAACCCACATCTCATCTTTCAGCAAAATCTGGACCATCTTTAACTTTTATAAATTCTGGAACTAAAAGTTTATTTTCAGACAAAGATATAAAAGAACATAATATCCAAACAAATAAAGGTAAATCATTACTTGAAATGTGTGGTCTTGATGAGGATGCTTTTTGTAATACTTTTAATAATTTTGGTAAATCTCATCAAACTGCTAAAAATATAAAAAACTCTGGTCCAAAGAAAGTAAATAAAGGAATTTTAGAAAAATTTTTAAAAACTGCTATGGGTTCTGATTATTGGATGATTCACTCTAGGGATAAAGGACAGGATAAAATTAATATGTATTATATGAATCCAAATTTGGTTGAAAATAATTTTTCAAAAATATCAAGTAATGTTGTAGTATTCTATGGTGGAAAACAAGGCAATGGTAAAAGAGTTGATATTGAATTTTCTAATAGTAATTTCTCATTTAAATTAAATGTTAGAAGTAAAACTGGTGGTCAAGTTTTTCCTACACATATAATGTTAGAATATAAGACATTAATGGTACCAGGTAAAATGACATTATAAGTAATTATAAATAGTAATATGATTTGTTAATGGGTAGGTGATAGTTATAGTATATTAATGGACAATATGAGGAACAATGTTTAGTTTTAAAGGTTTTTTCACAAACGATAAAAATACACACCTAGAACACCTAGAAGATGATATCATCAATAGAGGTTCTAAAGGCGGAGTAAACGCTATCAATTTCTTAAAGTCAGTAAGAGATATGCTGGCAGGTCACTCTGGTACAAAAATCAATACAACTGTTAAATGGGATGGAGCACCTGCTATTATATGTGGTGTCAATCCTGAAAACGGTAAATTCTTTGTTGGAACTAAATCAGTATTCAACGTCACTCCAAAAATAAACTATACAACAGCAGACATAAGACGGAACCATTCTGGTGCCGTTGCTCAAAAATTATCAGTATGCTTAGCTCATCTATCTAGTTTAAATATTAAACAAATTTTACAAGGTGATTTATTATTCACTAACGATAAGAAAGCAGTATCAATTGGTGGAGATAAAATGATTTCCTTTACACCTAATACAATTACATATGCAGTACAGGCAAGTAGTGGTATTGGTAAGAAAATTGCTCGTGCTAAAATGGGTATAGTTT